AACGATGTTATTCAAAATCTGTTCTAACACGCTCTTCGCAACTGATGGATTTGATGCCTGTTGTAGTTGTTGTGTCAATGCTTGCACTGTCGCACCAGTGGTGATGCTGGACATTCCATCGTTAAATGCCTGTTGCGCATCCATTTGTCGCTCTGCATCCATTCCTTCAAGGCTTGCAATCTGGTCTTGGTCTGGTAATAACGATTCCATGTCAGCGACAGCCTGTTCTATCTCAGCGATGACAGATGATGATAATGAAGCGATAGATGTATTTCTTGATGCTTGTTGCACTGCAAACTTCAAGTCTGCTAGTTGCGCTGGATTAGGCGCTAGACGAGCCAACTCACGAATAGATAACAATAACTCATCTGTGGTTTTGCTCTGTGCCTCTCCACGCTGTGTTCGTACCGTGTTAATGTAATCAGATTTGTATCGTTGCAAATAATCATTGAAAATAGGTGCCGGAACACCTGCGTCAAATTTGCTCTTCAATAACTTTGCGAACTCTGGAAAGGCCATTGCTAGGAAAGCGACATCTTCATCTGAAATTGTGTTCATTATGATGCCAGCATTTTCACCATCAGTCACTTCATTCAACGCTTGGCGAAGCACTTTCTTCTGACCGTCAATATCCAATAGTTTTTCATTTAGCGTGCGTGTATCCATCGGTTGAACAGGCGGTTGTCCTGTTGTTGCTAAAGTCCGAACGGCATTCTCGGTTTTTGCTAGATTTTCTATCTGAGCGTCTAGATTGGCGAGATATTCGTTATAAACCTTGCGTCGGTCTTGAGGCATCTTGATGTTGTTGGGATTCATTTTATATATATCATACATATAAAAAGTTGAAGGGGTGGTGGATTATGCCTCATTTTCTTCCTTCACCATCAAAACTGGTTCCGTATTTGTTTGTTTTACTGCAAGATTGGTGTAGTCTTGCTTCTCGCCGAAAGAGTCGTCAAAGATTTCCTCGTGACAGAGTTCATTGAAATCTCGTTGGAGAATTTCTTCCCAGTCGGGAGTGTTGAGCGAATTGCGAATGTAGTTGTTCAAATATTCGTTCGTCAGGCGCTTGCTTTTTGCGCTAAGCATCGTATATGGCATCATGATTGGATGACCACATTTGACTGTTGAAATGGCTCTAAGCATCTCCATTGTAATCGGATTTTCAAAGTCGGTCTTTCCAAAGTAGAGTGTTTTTGATTCGCAAAGTGATGAGGCAGACATTCTATAATTAATCTGGAGAATATATTTCTGGATTAATTTGATTTATTCAAAGGAAGAAAGAGGGCGGTACAGAACCCAAGTGTTAAGACGCCCTGCTTGAAAAATGTAGCGCATAAAATGATATCTACAACAGCAAAAAGGGTTCGGAAAAGGGCAAGGCATCTACAGTTGATTGATACAATTTTGTCTCTAAACCATTTTCATAATTCATTTAAGAAGTGGATTCTGATTGAGACTGAATTCTTGTCTGATGCTTGACACTTTTTGTGTGAGCATTCTTGTTAATTCTGCTCACGGCCACACCACACTCGCATACGATTCTAGCATTCCATTTATCGCGATGCGCTAGACGATATGCGCGATAATATTCCGCATTTGTCTTCTCGTACTGCTTCATGTATGCTCTCTTCTCTTCTGGTGTTTGACAAGGCAGATTCTTATTTACAGCAACGTCAATGTTTTCTTCAAGCCACTTACGCTCCTGTAAGAGTACGTTTCGCTTTTTATCTGTGAGCATCGTCTCTAGCAGGGTGAGCTCATAATTATTTCTATCCATTATTCTTTTGGACGAACAGTGATTATTGATGCTCTTGTGTTGGTCCAATCGTACTTCTATGTGCTTGGATGTGGAGCCAATGTATTTCTCACCAGTTTCTAGACATGTGATGCAGTAGATATTCCCTATGACACTCATTTATACATTATCCAAAGATTAAAATATTCCTTAATATATTAAATCAAAGGAAGAAAGGGATGAACCAATAGTAGATGGCTGTCCCTTTCCATCTACCCGTGTGGCTGGCTCTCCTTACCATAACAGATGCGATGCATAGAATCCAGCGACACCTACATTACTCTGATGACGAATCTTATACAACCTTCTTCGCTCATCTGCATATGCTTGCCCATGGGTTAGCAAATAATTCGGGTAGTCGCTCATGCCATTCGCGCCGACACTCGTTACAAAGACACCATCTTTGAAGACATCTATCTTCTTACTGAGTTTAGTACTTGGAAATACTTCTACGCCTAATTCTTTCGCTCGTTGCTGGGTGTAAGGGAGAATTTGATACATGAAACTATGGGAGATTTAAATTAGTGGGCTAATTCGCATACATTCGTGAAAATACCGAATAACTCGTTCGCTCGTGTTGCGCGCACGAGTGACGCTTCTTCAATCGTTGAGAAGAGTCCGAGATGAATTTGTTTGCCATCAAATTTGATTCGCGCTTGCCATTTTGAACATTGTTTGTTCCATGAGACTCCTTTTACACCAGACGTGTTATTTGAAGTAATTTGTTGGTTTCTCATATTTTCGCTACACGTAGCCCATCGGAGATTTTTAAGTGAATTGTTTGAGGGATTGTTGTCGTGGTGGTCAACCATTTCTTTATTCTCTGGATTTGGAATGAACGCGATTGCTACGAGACGATGAATCAAGAATGACTTTCGTTCGCCATTTTTACAAAGAATCACCTGCAAATAACCTTGTAGATGTTTAGATCCTTTCAACAACTTCCCAGCGTTGTTATTATTAACTCGCCCAAAACTTGAGACGCTATAGGTCTCGTAATTATCAATTGTTTTCCAGATTTCTGTCATTATATCGTATTAAATATATTAACACGATATATCTTTAAATGCATTTATTAATTCATTTCAACTCTTAACGTTTATATCTAATAGAGTTGGCCACACAACTCTTTCAACTCTTTCAACTCTTTCAACTCTCAAATCAACTCTTTTCAACTCTTTCAACTCTCATAAAAGGAGTTGATTGAGAGTTGATTGAGAGTTGATTTCAACTCCTTTTCAACTCTTTTCAACTCTCAAAAAAGAGTTGATTTGAGAGTTGGTTTGAGAGTTGAAAGAGTTGATTTCGCTCTTTCCAACTCTTTCACACAATATTTCAGTGAAATGGAACAAGACATGAGGCATAATTCGGTGAAATGGATGGTGATTTGACTCTTTTTGTCTCTTTTTTCTTTAAAAAGATAGATTAAACAGTTATTAAGGTATGTAAAAATGGTTGAAACCATTACTGTATAAGGTGATTCTTTCAGTAACTCTATTAGAGTAAAAAATCTAATAGAAGAGTTACGGAATTGATGAGTTTATGCCATCCCAAATTCACGGAAATTCTCAAATATGCTCACTTTCTTAATAACTGTTTTAAACTGTCTATCCAGTCGCTTCGCTCCGGATGGTGTGGAGCCTAGCCAACTCTATTAGATAGTACCCATAAGAGTTGGCGTCATTTTGTATTTGATTGGTTATCAACTCTTAATGATAATATTCTCTAAGAGTTGGTATGATTGAAATTAGTTCTTTGAACAGATTTCGCACAAAATTGTGTATATGGATTTAAACAGTTGTTTCTCTTTTGGCTCCATGATATCACTAGGTAGATTATTGAGTAAAATCATGATGAGGGTTTCGTTCTCAATCGTATCCTTACTCAGTTTGATTTCGCCACACTTGTAAAGTTTTAAAGTATTCCAAAACGCGTACAAAGCCAGTTGTGAAAAGTTTGAGACCATTCCACGTAAGCAACAAGAGTGAAAATGTATGATATTCTCTTTGAAAGTCTTTGCGGTAACTTTGTACGAACGTTCGTATGGAGATATTCCATCGCTTATCAATGCATCTATTTCGTATCCACCAATGTTCTCGTATTGCGGTCTCAAAGTTCTAGTACATTCCATACACTTTTGGCAAGTAGGAACGAAGTCTTGGTTGATAGTTTTGCACGATTCACAAATGTGGTCTTTATGAAGGTAAGAGGAGAGGGTTTGAGTTTTCCATGTCTCACCAAATTTGAAGCGACATTCCTTGTCTTGTGGATTGTTACATATGATTGGGTTGGTTAGTGGGTTATTAAACAACTCGTAGAATACTTTCGCATGATATCCAAGACCGTTTGTAACAAGAGTGTGGATGCTATCAACATTTGTTAGAGTGATGAGTCTCCCATGATGTTTGGTCTCAATAAATTTGAACATTGATAATTGGTCAGTTTGAAGCATTTGGTTGATATAATCATTCAAATCAATTGCTTCGCTATTTTTCAAAACAGTTCGGATGTCAGAGGCACCAGCCTGAGACGAATGATTGTCATCAGAATCCTCTATAATCTCTACATCTTGTGTGACCATAGATGCAGTGGATATTTTACCAGTTTTTTTACAATGAGCGGGAGTTTCTAAATGTCTCGTATAATTGGACTTTGTCTTGCATGTAAATGCGCAAGCACAACACTCAAACGCGAATGTACTCTTTTTGACATTGTCGCTAGAATCGGTGTTAATAATTACACACTGTTTTAAATGACTGCTTGTTAGTAGGTGACGGTCCCAGTTGCATTTGACGGGAGTTGAGAAAGTGCAAGGTTCGCAAGTTCGGATGGGCATGTTATAAACTCTCTAAAGATTATAACTTTAAGAGTTTATTTAATTAATTAATTAAATGATTAATATATTAATTATTCCTAAAGAATTGGGTATGGGACTTTTAATCAACTATTTGGTCTTTTTCCATCTATCCGTGTGGCTGGCGCTCACGTTCTCGCTTTCGCCCTATCCATCAGCGTGACGCCAAACATTTCCTGCACAATCGCCACACGATTTATGCGCACGTGTTTAATAGGCGCACCGATTCCGAGATTGATGCTGTAGAAGCCAGAGCGTTGTGATTCTTTTGTGTGACCAACGAGTCGCCCGCGAGTGATAGAGAAAATATGCCCTTGGGGATTGATGAGATACAGAGGATGTTCAGGAATCGCAAGCCAGTTGTCCATTTTGTTAGATATTTCCCTTATAATGCGTTTAAGTCCTTGTTTCTTCCTTTGATTTGAAATCAACAAATCTTTCAAAGAGAACAACGCCGTACTGACGGCCTTTTATCGTGATTGGGACCACTTTCGTGATTTTACGTGAGATACGGTGGCGTTCAAAAACATGAAGTTCAAGAGTTGTCATCAGGACGACGATTCCCTTTCTTCCTTTATATTTTTTGAAAGATAATTTAATCAAAGGAAGAAAGGACCTGTTCATTTCAATCGCGACATCAACGGGGTCAAAAGATAGGTCAGGGTCCAGCATGAGGAGCCAATCGGCCTCATCATCATCTCCAAGTTTTCCCAGTGTGTCTCCAAGTTCTAGAGGAATAAGACTGATAATCTTGTCAATAACTTGTTCAAACATTCTGTGCGTATAATTACAAGAGATAAGTATTTCAACAAACAATCCACTTTCCAAGTCGCTAACGCTCCTTTTCAAAGTGGAGCAAATTGCACACGGTCCGATCTTTTTTTAGCGGGCTAGTTCATAGAATGCAACCGTTAAACCTCTCGTACATCAAAACGAAAAATACTCTGCAAGTCGCAGAACACAAGTCGCTCCTATGCTTGTCCATCGTGGAGAAGGTGAAAGAGATAGAGAAATATGGCTCGCTCAAGTTTGACAACGAGTTGCTGATTTTCGTGTGTTCGTGCATTGAAAACGCTTTAGACGTCGCTAAGAAAGTGGATAAGAAGAAGATAGCCTTAGATATATACGAAGTCCTCTTTGAAATAAGTTCAGACGATAGAGCAGTCCTCTCATGCGCGATAGATTTCCTCTGCAATAATGGTCTCGTTAAAAAGGTGAATACGCTCAAAAAGTACGCGCGCATCATGGAGAACTACATCATGCGCAAGTTGTGAGGCCAACTAGTCCAGTTCGTCGTCAATAAATTCACGGTGCAGAGCATGTTCAGTCAGATTATACAGTATCATTTCTCGCGCTTGATAGACTATGTGTTGATAACCAAATTAGGGTTGAACCTCTACGTGGTGGGGATTGTTCTTATCATCCTTTAGACCTAACAGTTTCTCTCTGTACCGATACATCCGTACTCGTGTTCTAGGCTCTCAAAGCCGGTAGATGAGAATAAGTTGCACGCCATTTCCGATGTCCTTGGTGACGTAATGAGAGAAACCCTGTCGCTTCAAATAGTCTGGCGCGAATTGGCGTAGGCGAAGTTGGCTATCAGTCTCGTCTATTTTATTAAATTTGTACCCGTGCGACTGAACCCATGCGATGGCCGACTCTAACGTAAAAGCATCTTTATTGAAAGCAATGGATTGGACTCTATAGTCATTGTGAGACATCTATACAATCTCTAAAGAATTTAAATCTCCACGTATAGAAACGGAATGACGAGTTTCACTCATGAGGTAGATAGAACAACAACGGGTGTCATGCACAAACCTCTCTCAGCGAAGGAGAAAGAATTTATCAAAGAAGACCTTCTTCCTTTGATAGAATCAAAAACAATAAGAGTCAATTATTCAAGAACAAACTCTGGGGTCGGTCGCACTCAGGTCTTTGGTTATGGCTCGCGGCGTGGTCTCGGTTTCGGCGAGTTCAAAAATAACAGAGAGAACCCTGAGTTGTACCATGTACTTGTCCAACTAGGAGCGATGATAGTTCCACCATTCATCCCATTCACCGCTATCCAAGTAAATCACAACTACCAGACAGCAAAACACATAGATGGAAATAACATTGGCCTGTCGCTCTCCGTCTCGTTTGGGGATTTCACAGGCGGAGAGCTTGTTATCGCTGGCCAACCATTTCAAACGCGCCTGTCGCCTATCATATTCAACGGAGCCCTTAACGAGCATTTTAATAAGACCATAACAGGTAACAGATACTCTCTCGTCTATTTTGTCAGTGCCCCGCCAAAGATGCCTGACATTCAAATATTTCAGCTTCATAACCAGATTATCAAAAAACACGCCAATGTCATAGGCTCCTCCCTACAAAGTACAGAATCCGTCAAAAAGGCGATTTTAGACGAACAAACGCGAGAGCATCTAAGCAGTCAATTTTTCAGCGACGACGGACGAAATTTCACATGAATTCGTAAAAACCCCGAAAAGTTCGTTGGCTTTCGCGCGCCTTGCTGTTGTGGCTTCTTCAATCGTTGAGAAGAGTCCGAGATGAATTTTCTTTCTATCAACTGAGATTTGTGCTTGCCATTTATGTCGTTGTTTATTCCAAAAGACGCCTTTCACTCCGGTAGTATTGTCGCAATCTATCTGTCGGTTTCTCATGTTTTCACTACGTGTGGCCCAACGCAAATTTTCAAGTGAATTGTTTAATGGATTGTTATCATGGTGGTCGACACAATCTTTGCTCTCTGGGTTTGGGATAAATGCTTGTGCTATAAGACGATGTATGTAGGGCTTTTTCTTTTCGCAATCTTTGTAAAGACTCACAACTAAATAACCACGTGTGCTTTCACACTCTTTCAAAAACTTCCCAGTCACATCGTTTCGTACTCGTCCCAAATCGCTTACCGAATAGGTCTCGTAATTTTCAATTTTCATCCAGTTTTCAGTCATCGTCGCTTGTATAATCCTTCCAATCAAAATCTCTTTAAATTCGTTTGTAAATTTGTTTAAGACCATAACTATGCTCTCCTTTCATTTATCCTCGCCAAAGTCGTCTGGCGAGAGCGCTTCGTTGAAATCCTTGCGAAACTTTTTCTCTTTGTCGCTCTCATCAACGTCAATAAGAAGGAAATGCAGTTTTTCTCTAATACAATACTGGTACATGCCCATCAACTGTGACTTGCTGGCGCCAATTGCAAATTCCGAGAGCAAAAGATTCATTGAGCGCTTGTTGCCGACGCCGAGCACGACGGCATAATTACAATTCTGACGAATAATGATAGGGATTTTAAAGTAGGATTGTGTCAGATACATCACCGTCACGTTTTGCTTGCGACATCTGATATAATAGTCGCAAATGCTTTCTTGATTCTTCGCCAGACACAAATCGTCTATGATTACGAGATGATTTTCGTCCTTGTCAAATTTCTTTAACTCTGGCAACGTGTGCAAGCCCTCAGTAATCTGAATCTGGTCATTCTTGAGTTTTAAATAATTATACAACGCTTCATCGGCGTCTCTAGTAACGATTTGGATACTGCTAAACGTCCCTCGTCCTTGTGAGCACATTGAGATGAAATTGATAACCATATTGGTCTTCCCGCTCCCACTCGGTGCGCTGACGCATAGCCTTGCGGGCAATTTGATGCCATGCAAGCCAAAGTTTGGGTTATCGCTTTTCCGTAGTAGAGACGATGGCATTTTTTCGTATATGTTGATGATACTCATTTTGTTCTTAATAATAGAGCGAGAAGATAATTTCTCACTCTATAGTAAAATGTCTGCGTACCCCCCTCCAGTAGATAACTTTCCAATCTTCGACTCTCTAGCCTTCCTAGAACCCTTAAACGCTACTATAACCAAAGCCGAAGCAGACGCTTCGTATCTAGCAAGAACCGGTGTCGCAACAAGTAGTGCTTCAATAACAAGTTTTGCAGGACAGGTTCAGGTCTCACCACCGGCTTCAAACACAGGTATAAATGGCTTACAAGTTCAAGGAGCCATATTTGGACGTAACGATACAACCGCCAATTCTTTTAGCGGGACTCTTAATTATACGTATCATCCGATTGGTTGGACAATAATAATGAACAAAGTGATTGCGACACTGCCAAGTGCTGTCACCAGCAATATCATCACATTTGGGACTGCAAATACAGAATTTACGACGCTATCAAATGGTCTCTGGCTTCTAGGTGCCAACATCAGCAATTCCGCAGGTGTCGGAGTTTGCACTTCACTATCAACACAGTGGGGGGCAAGTGGAGGGACGCTTTTAAACACCGCTCAATTCACGCTGGGTGTTTCGGGTCTGTTTCAGTTGGACGGCTCAAACGCGATATTGAGGGCAACAGGCAACGGAACAACTAACGTCGTTTATAACGTTTATCCTACGTGGTCAGTTCAACCGACTTTTACATTCAATATGTATGCCATTAAACTCGCTTAAAATTGTCTAGCGATAGTATAAACCCATGTCTGCGTATGAGCCGCCAACTGAGAACCTTCCCCAATTTTTAGTAACGGTATTCAGAGAAATTGCGCCTTACGACGATTTTTACCTCAAGCGTCAAGGACTTGCTACTAGTGTAGCAGAGGAAACATCGTTCAGTGGTCTAGTGAATTTTAACAATCTAGCAACACCCCCGCATTGTAGCGCAGTTCCAACAGACCCAAATGACCTTGCAAACAAAGCATATGTGGATGCTCTCGCTCCCAAAACAGCTTACATTGTCTATCTTAATTATAGTCAGACCTTTACAACAAGCACACCAACCATCTATAAGAAACTCAATCCTTTAACAAACAATACACCAACTACTGTTGCACTTGCAACCACAAACACAGTTCCACAGCTTATCGCAGGGTTCTTCAATACCAAAGCGGACCTTAAATTCGCTAACATTATTCCGACAGGAGATTGGAACCTTGTTCTCTTCGCAAATTGTACGGCAACCGCAGACCAGAACCACCTTGGTCTTAATTTCGTACTTTACGGTGTGACCTCGCTAGGGGTGGAAAACATCATTGCAACAAGTGCTTCGTCTCCTCTAATCAATGTGCTCTCACCACTGATAGGAACTTACAGCTGTGTATTAACAGTCCCAACAGCAATTGATATTACCTTATACGACCAAGTAGGAATCAAGGTCTATGTGCTTTCAAACACATCTGCTAATAGGCATGGTTCTATCTTCTTTCAATACCCATCTTACTATTCCTCGTTAATCACCTCGTTCGCAACCACACAGGCGGCGGACATCACAGTCACCAATAATACATGGACTGGGACCAACACATTCAACAACACGACCAATTTAAATACGACCATCATTCAAGGCACTGGAACAATCCAGTTTCCAGACACATCGGTTCAGAGCACGGCGTTTAAAGCAATTACCAGTGGAATCTATACAAACAGCAATATCACAGTAGATGCTCAAGGAGCGATTTCAGCGATTAGTAATGGCGTTGGTGGCAACACGCTAACTACGGTTACGATGCCTGCGGGCACGTATTATCCAGCATGGACTAATTCGGCAACAGGAGCGTCTGGTCTTATACCATATAGTGAAGGAAATGTATCATTTAGTCAAGCGTCTAATAGACTTACGGTTCCCGATTTAAGATTATCTGGAATTTTTGAAATAGATAACGCGACCCCTATAATATCAACACTTGCCTCAACAAATACCAATTTGACTTTGCGAACAGTGACAGCATCAACGGGTTCATTGTTGTTCAAGACACAAGACACAACGAGGGTTTCAATAGCGTCTGACGGGGTTGCCGCCTTTTTAAACGAGATTAGACTAACAAGCACTGCCGATGGATTGAGGGAGATATTGAATACTTACTATAATTTCATGGACACAACCGCTGTTGCTGGTGGTACATATAGAGGTAGAACATATGCGGATAGTGCTTATCTTTATTCAGAACTTAATTCGGGTCATAGGTTTATGTATTTGATAAACGGGGTCAATTTGATGGAATTAAGTTCGTCGTTTTTAAACTTCACAGTTCCAATATCATCAACGAGTGCTATATCATTAACTGGTTTAACTGGTGCTGATAGGCGAGTAAGTGTTAGCCAACTTGTATTCTCATCTACTGGTGGAGGTGCTGGTGTTGGAACTGCTATCGGATTAATATACGGCAATATCAGTGATATTATTTATGATAATGACACCTTAAATGGAGCGCATAAATTTTACACTGAATCTGCCACAGGACAAGTTATTGCGCTAACCGTTGGAAGCGCTAGTGTTGCCACCATAGTTCCAGTGAATGTGGTGACATCCATCACATCGTCTCTCCCATCAATGACAGTCAAACAAAGCACTAATTCCCAAACCATTAATTTCACACCATTTGCCCCACTTGGGACTTCCAATCCAATTACAAATGTGGACTCATCCGTCATATCGGTAGGAGGAGGAGGTGTGACAAGACGCTTGGTATTAACAACAGATTCAGCAACAACCGTTGGAATTCGTATGAGTGATGAGGCAATAGTAATGGGTGCAGGCGGAACAGCGAACAATCCACTCCATCGGATAAGTTTTTCAGACTCCGCAGGCATAAATATTAGCAGTTCAATTGTTCCCGTTGTAGAAGGTTATACAGTGCCAGCGGGCAGTGACAGTACCACCAAAATAGCAACGACAGCATGGGTTCAATCGGCGATTCCATTGGCGACAAGTGCGTTAGCAAACAATCTAACAGGTGGTGATATTGGAAATCTTCTTTATCAAACAAGTGCAGGCTTAACAACACGAATGCCAAATAGTTCTTCTGGTTTTGTGCTCGTTAGTGGAGGAGTTGGAGTAGTTCCAAACTGGCAGACTGGTATTGTTGGAAACGCTGGTTCTGCATCAAAATTATTTCTTGCATCATATACAGGTGATGTTGTTCCAGCATATATTCCGTTTTCAACAGCAAACACTGGAAATGCAAATTTTCGCACTACAGGCACTACAAATTTAAATTATGATATTGGAACAGGCACCATAACAGGAAACATATCAGGATCCGCAGGGTCCGCTTCTAGTGCAAGTTTGGCGACACAAGTGACACTATCAAATACAGCAACAGGAGTAACAAACTACTTGGTTATGAGCACAACAAATTCAGGCACAAGTTCATTAATAACCGATACAGCGGGAGCAGTATATGATGCGGCCAATAACATAGCGACTATTAACATCACTGCGAATTCAGGTTCAACGACAAACACAGCGATTACAAATGATACGGCATCGGCAACGTATCACGCTTTGACCTTTACATCCAACACAACGGGCAATCTTCCGCAAAAGACGCGAGCAAATACTAGCACGGGGGCAGGACTTACGTATATCCCATCAATTAATGCATTAAACGTCAATGCCTCTGGAGTTGGAGTTGTTCTAACTGGGACTTTACAATTGAGGGATAATTTAAACAATGTTGCTGACATCTCACAATCAAGTGGGGATTTAACGATTGCTAATAATAAGAGTTCGTCGTCAATCCTTTTACAAACAGCGGATGCTGTTGCTACACTTGCAACACGGGTGATTGTAAAAGAAACAGATACAGAAATCATCAATAAATTAAAGACTAGTGCGGGTATCATCGGACCATCCGCTATTTTGACCTATGCGAACAATATGATTGGATACTCAACAGATAAACTACCGGGTAATGGAGTCACAACAACTGTTACAAATGCTGTTTGGGCTCCAATGACAGAAACTGGTTTCACTTTTCCAGCAGTAGGAGTGTATTTGATGACAATGTTAATATATTGCACCAAAAGTGCGGCGGCGGGGAATCTTCTTTATTTGAATGTTGGAATGAGTATTTTAAAAACCAATACAGCACCATCAGGTCAAGCATCATTTAGTGTTAATACAAATCCTACTAGTTCTCAACCTGCAGTCACAGGATATTTGACAGGACAATGCACGATGCCGATGGTTATAACAAGCACATCACAGGTGTATTATATGATGTTCACTGCAGGATTTACTACAGTAGTTTATACAAAGAGTTTTGCGAATTCGTGGTATAAATATGTTCGTATCGCTTAATCCACTTTACCAAGGGAGACGTACGTCTCCCCTATGATCCCTTTATGACTGTCGTGTGCAATTTGCTCCACTTTGAGAAGGAGCGAAGCGACTGGTAAAGTGGAAGTACGTCTCCCTTAATTTTAATCTCTGTGTAATACAACCATGTCCGAGTACTACGCACCAGCAGAGAATCTACCAACCTTCGTTGTTAGCGTATTTAGAGCGACAAATGATAACAACATAACGCAGGACGACGCTGACCGCATGTATCTATCACGCCAAGGTATCGCCTCCAGTTTAGCAACCTCAACGAACTTTCTAGGCACTGTTTCATGTGGAGGCAATCTAACTCTCAATGCGCCTACCGCGGCGAACAGGCAGATTGAAGCGTCGTTTTTAAAACTCGTTGATAATGCATCAACCAGCACCAACAAACCCCTCATATGGAATCCTGACCCGAGCCTACAGATAACAACCAATGATGTGCTAGGAGCAGTCAAGACAATAGACCTCAAATCGTTTGATGGAACTGCCACTGGTGTGAGCACGACGCTAACGTGTAAATATGGGGAAGTCGCACTAGGTGGAACACTTAAAATAAGTCAGAGCACAAACACAGCGAACAACAGCACACTCGCAATGGAAGCAACCAATCTGACCATCACAAACACGAACGCAACAGGAAGCATCCTATTGAATACCACTGCAGGAACAATAACAACTAATTCTATCATTATTCCATCAGATAATATTCCCGCGGTAATCTCGTCAAGACCATCTATTGGATATTCATATAGTAATGGTTCATCAACAGTTACGATTACAGCAACAACACCCGTTAATCTATTGACAAGCATATCTATTCCCATTGGAACTTGGATGTTTGAAGCATCTGTATTGGTAACAAAATCAACAAGCACGTTTAGAACTACTGCACCGTTATCAAGCACACGTTTCGCATATATCAATGCAGTTTCAGGTCTATCATTTGTAGGTGTATCAAATGATTTTGAGACGATGTTCGCAAATGACCTAATTTCAGGTACTATTCCATGTGGGGTAATTGGTCCTACACGGATAGTTACCATTACAACAGCACAACAGATTCCCATGACATTTCAAGCGAACTGGAATACGATAGCAGGAACTCCATCATTTCAATTATGTTGGTCTGTGATACGTATCGCCTAAATTTTTATCTTAGGTTAATGCATAATGGACTTCAAGAAGATTGGTATCAAACGTTTAAGTACGCAAGCACTATCAAAGTTACGCCGAGGTCTCCCCGCCCGTGTGATGGCAGGCGAAGGGATGCAAATTGCAGTGATGCCTCACCAGTTCAACTTGATGGCACGTGCCTTCATTAAAAACAAGGGTATCAACTTGACACTGTCCAACCCAGAGGTGGAAGCCAACGCGGTAGAAGGTGAAGGAATCTTTGGCAAGAAGGCGGATAAGTTCATGAAGAAAACGGGTGTCAAGAAGTTTGTGTATAAGGTTGGTTCTGTGGTGAAGCCTCTAGCGATGGAAGCGATTGACGCCGCCGCTACGATGGCTGAAGCATATGGTGTGCCATCCTCTGTTGTGGCTCTAGCACAAAAAGAAACGAAAGGGTATATTGATAAGCCTGAAGATTACCAGACCAAGAAAGGTCAGCGCGCGTTACTGAACCGTGTTGGGAAAACTGCGTCAGAAGTAGCGATGCCAATGTTAGAAGACGCAGGCATAGACATGCAACAGGTGAAAGATGCCCGCAAACTCGCCAAGGATATGAAACAGATGTCCAAGTCAGGTGGTCCCCCGATGTCCTCTGCATCGTTGAAGGGAGACGCAGAAGAGGCGTTCTTATCAACACTCCAGTCGTACATGGACAAGCGTGCGTCGTCCGCACCTGCAAAGATGGTGAGCACGAATCCGTTTGACTTGGTGGATAGAGATGGAATCATTGGCAACGGTCTGTACGCTGGCGCATCTGGACGTGGCATTGGCATGGGCATGTACTCTGGAGCAGGTCTCGCATCAACCTTGAAAGACATGGGAAAGAAATTCGTTAATCAATCTCGCACCATGGTTGGTGCTGGACATCCTGCTCTAGAAAGCCAGAGTGATGACGCAAACTTCTTATCCCGTAATCAGATGCCTCCTTCGTACCAGCGAATGAAATGAATGGAATCGGCTGGTGCTCCTCTGGTTAGAGAGTAACCAACAACAATGCGACCAATGAATGACATCCACTGGAGAAATTATTTAGAGTAAATATTCTAAATCATTTAGAAAAATTGGAGCAAACATCGTGGGGCGAATTATCCAGAAATTAATATAGGGATATGTATATACACATAATACGAAAGTTCATGATGAATTTTGCATATTTACCTAGGTAAAAAGGGTTCTCTTAATAAAACAGTCAAAAAGAGATTAGGTTGGTGTGTTAAAAATTTTTAACACACCATTATACGTTCGTTTAAATGGTTTAACTCGTTAGTTGGTATGGTTTTAATGCTTTAACCAAAGATACGGATGATATATTGATTAAAACATTAACCGAAAGTTCATCCTTATCTTTCGGTTAAATCGCTAAGGGTCGCACGGATGCCGACCGCAGGGAGAGCATAGATGCACTCACGATGTTCATTCTATGTGTTTAACATATTCTTTCTTCCTTTGAATCATTTGAAGGAAGAAAGATTAAATAATTATTAATCAATTGTTAATAGATAGAAATATAATCTCATACATATCTATAGATGAATCTTAAGGAACACATTAAAGCCAAACGCCCTATCCTCTCCGATGGCTCTGTCAATACTTACGCGAGCATCCTCAAGTCATTGTACAAGAAGGTATTCGGTGACGGAGACATTGACTATGACAACTTTGAAAAGTCTAGCAAAATCTTAGACCACTTGAAAGACGTTGAACCTAACAAGCGAAAGACATTGCTCTCTGCTCTCGTTGTCATCTGCAATGATTCCTCTCCCTATCGCACTCAGATGCTCAGCGACATTAAGGATGTTAGCGCTGTAACCGCGAAGCAAGAGAAGACTCCTGAACAGGAAGAGAACTGGATTTCTCAAGACGATGTTCGTGCCAAGTTTGCAGACCTTGGTGAAGAAGCAACCTATCTGTATAAGAAGAAGACTCTATCGCCAGTTGATATGCAACGTATCCAAGACTATGTCATCATTGCGCTTTTTCATCTCGTACCACCTAGGCGAGCACTTGACTATAGCGAATTCAAAATCAAAAATGTGGATAAGGAGAAGGACAATTACTGGGATGAACGAGTGGATGACCTAGTCTTCACCAAGTACAAAACCGCCAAGTTTTACGGAGAACAACGACTACCTATCGGTAAGGACTTGAAAGCCATCTTGAAGAAGTGGATTAAAATCAACCCGACAGATTATCTCCTGTTTGATTCTAACAATGGCAAACTTAGCACGGTCAAGTTGAATCAGCGTCTCAATCGCATCTTTGGCTCTGATAAAGGTAAGGGAGTGAATGCCCTACGTCATTCCTTTCTCTCTGATAAATTTCAAGATTCTATTATGATGAAGGAAGAAATGGCCAAGACCATGGGTGAGATGGGGTCTAGCATCGCACAAGCAAGTACATATGTGCAGAAGGCTTAAATGGAGGGGCTTATGTGTTGCTGGTCTTGTTCCATCTCGCAATCACCTTTCTTCCTTTGAAATAAATTATTAAGCAAAAATTAATAATCTATCGTTCTATCATACAATGCTCACAAATTTTCAAATCATGGATATCGCATCTGCTATGAAATTCCCACTGGAAAAAGTCTGCTTCAAGAATGAGTTGTGCAAAGAGCCTCTCAAGTACAACGTGTGCTACATCATCAACAGCCAGAATAGCGAGGATGAACAGGGAGAAGATAACGAAGGCGCTCATTGGCTCGCCCTCTACGTGGAGAAGACCAAGGAGGGCAAAGTGCATCCCCAATTTTTTGACAGTTATGGTGCTCCTCCTGCTAAAGAAATCACCGACTTTGTCAGACACTATGTCCCGTATAGCACGAAAGACATCCAATCAATTTTAGACTCTGTGTGTGGCTTCTACTGTCTCGCCTTCTGCTTCTTCGTTTCTAAAAGTAAGTTCCGAACAGGCAACATCTACCAAGACACTGAAACGTTTCTTGAACTCTTCAATGACCTCAACGTGAGCCATGACTTTAAACAGAACGAATGGGTGTTACAGCAGTTTTTTAACACCGGACTAAAAAAATAGGTGACCAGTATGCTCACAAAATTTGTACGATTTTTGTACTAATTTTGTATCGTTTATATGTTGTAGAGTCCCCCCTACGATTTTTGCGAGAGTCGGTTTTGATCCGACGACCTTTAGGTTATGGGCCTAACACGCTTCCTCTGCGCCACCCCGCAATGTTTGCTAACTCCAGTTTGTTTGTTTAATAGTAACGTTTATGGTTGCTGTAAGGAGTAATCGGAATCTATGTTCCATATGATTGTATTAGGTTGTCTTTAAGTCCTTTTTAGAATTGATTAAGGGAGACGTATGCAATTTGCTTATTGGCTAACGAGGTCAGCCTTCAACTAGAGGCTGAACGTGTCAGCCTAGGCTAACAAGTCAGCCTTCAATTAGAGTTGAATATATGTGCGATTTGCTCCACTTTGGAGTGGGTGCTCGGAGGCGCCCTACGGTCGTAACTTGTGAAGTGGATTTATACCCTAGCGCCACTCAACACGTCTACGCTTATGGATTGACTATACACAAGAAATACGATGAGGTCAATAGCCTTGCCACTCATGTTCTGACCTTGGATGCTCACAGACTTGGGAACCGACGCTTCCACCTCTAGACAACGAGACACATTCACGAAGTAGTAGTTGTAAGCAGTCTCAAAATCCAGTTGGCCGATGAGGGAAGAAGTGAGACCGTCAATCTCATCACCGTTAATAGCATTGCATCCGGACAACTGCTCCACAAATTGTTGGTACGAGTAGCGCTGAGTGTTGTAGAGCGCATTCTGGCCACTGACCACCACTTGGAACTGAGACAAGAGGCAGAGAGGAGAAGTCACACCAGTTCCGGCCGCGTCAAAAGGAGATGTCAAGGGAGACAGACCACCATTGGCGGTAGCGGTGAAGTAGGGAAGCACCAAGACCTTGGTGATGTTCGCCAAGCCGTTCGTAATCAAGTTGTTGAATAGACCGGCGGCCGCCACGTTCAGCACTTGGTACTGGTAGATGTCCTCATACACAATCTTCTTAATGGGTGACGAGATGTAAGCACGCTCGTAAGCAGGTGCGAACACGTAACTGGGCACATTAAGAGTGATAGAGCGACCCATAGGGGAAGAAGTCACACCAACCACTGCAGTCTGAGTGGTGAGCACAGTCGCACCCACAGCCAGAGAGAGAGTGTAAGCACCAGCCAAAAAGACACCAGCAGAACCGTTAGCTGCAGTCGTGGGAGCAATCTGGAGAGGAGACACACCGCCTGAGCCGACTTGGATAGACACTCCTGACAAGTTTCCGTTAGCGCCAGCGGAAGTGAAAGACACTACACTGTTGTTTAACTGCATCGTGATTTTTAAAAAAACCCCCTTTAGCAAAGGCAGGCGTTCGAAGCAGTGATGTAAGTGGCGCAACTTGACAATTCCATTAATAGCCCACTGCACTTCACCTCTGGCGGCCGCCCCGTCGTTCGTCTTGCTGAAAATATGAGACTTGTAAATCTGAGCAGTGTTCGCCGCCGATAAAAGAGTGCTCCATGCATCACACGTAGGAGCAGTCAAACCTGCTGGGTCGTAGTTAATGTACTGTTGTCTCTTAACCATACCAGAGTTACCAGTGGCATAAGAGTTAAACGCACCTGCCACAACGGGGAAAGTGAGAGCATTGCCAGAGAAGCAAGTGCCTAGACCAGAGGGAGACGCTGCAGCATTAAAAATGACTGCCAGAGCATCATCAGGCGCAAATCCGATTGACGCACCTTGAGTCTGAACATCAACACATGATAACGAAGTCATCAACCTAAACGTGTTGTAAAGACCTTGAAAATTTGTTTGCTGAATTATCAACCAGCTTACCAAGAACTGAGAGCATTTAACCTCACAGTATTTCTTCCTACCTTTTTAAATGGGGTAGGCACGCTCTCGCGTGGGATTAGACTTTACCTTAAGCGTTCATCACGAGGGATTAACTCGTTCGCGCCCACCAACGTCAAGTCGTTGAGGATTTCATCATGCCCTTATCATAGCGGGTTTAGATGATGTCCTGCGGATTGCCCTATAACAATGACCTTTTTACTATACCTTATGTAGTTACCATAAGCCATTAGAAACTTTCGCATCTAACTTAGTAGTCATTGCCTTGAGGGGTTTCCCGCAAATTGGAAGTGTCGCACTTCTTCTAAAGAAGCACTAGCATTGCTTTTGGCAACACTATCGTGACCATAATTCTTTATAAATATTGTTTAGTCACACCGTTCCAGTCACACTGGATAGAATGGATGCAAGACCCAAACCAATTTTTCAATCCACATGCATAATCTGCTGAAGTAGCAGCGGTCGCAGGCGCAAACCCTACATTGACCGCATCTGACGTCAGAGTCATCACCAATGGGATTTGTAAGTAGGCCTCTCTGTAACTCATCCACCTGTTACTGTTGCTTAATTGACTTGTATCTATCACACTTTGGTTACCTGAGTACTGCCCGTTTTGATTCGTTCTACCAAAAACTGAGAGCATTTAACCTCACAGTATTTCTCCCTACCTTTTTAAATGGGGTAGGCACGCTCTCGCGTGGGCCTAGACTTTACCTTAAGCGTTCATCACGAGGGATTAACTCGTTCGCGCCCACTAACATCAAGTCGTTGAGGATTTCATCATGCCCTTATCATAGCGGGTTTAGATGATGTCCTGCGGATTGCCCTATAACAATTACCTTTTTACTATACCTTATGTGGTTACCATAAGCCATTAGAAACTTTCGCATCTAACTTAGTAGTCATTGCCTTGAGGGGTTTCCCGCAAATTGGAAGTGTCGCACTTCTTCTAAAGAAGAGGTACTAGCATTGCTTTTGGCAACACTTTTATGGACTATCATAGTTAATCCAAAATTGAAAGCCAGTCTTTCTTGATAAAGACGGTAGGTGACCCTTCGGTCGCTGAAGACAGGTCATAAACTAGTTGGTCGCTCATTATGATATAGCCGTAGAAATAAATCTGGCGCAATTACATGCTGAATTTGATGTTGGCCGGTTTTGTCTTTTTTGCCTTAATCATTAGCCGACCAAGTTTTTCGTTGATTTGCTCAAGTCCGCTGCCTCCCATTTTTACGCCACCTATTTTCCCAATCCCGCTTCCGCTTAGAGCCGATGGATTCTCGTCGACGCTCTGTAACCCGCTCAAGGTTTGACCTAAAAGAAATGATTGTCCGCCAGTCACTTTTCTCGTTGCCATTCTTCCGTTCATCTTATGCGAAAACATCTTATACACATATGTGGATAAAATATTTCATGGATTCTTCTAACAGTCGCGAAGGATATTGCGGACCCTCATCAGCGAACTTGCTAGACTGTTGATGGCCGTCAATTTCTTAGTGACCTCTTTCTGCTTCTCAGGTTCATCGTGCTTCTCTGTGATGAGCGACATTTGGTACTTGCTTATTTGTTCATAGAACTGTTGTACGGCTTCAGGCGTAATGTTATTCTGGTTGTTCATCTCTGTAATATACCTTTAGAAAAGGTATAGCCAAATTAAACCCTATCTCCGATTATTCGCACTGTTGATTTCACGAATTGCTAGAATGATTGTCATCTGTGGATCCAAAATGGGAATCAACTTTCCATCCGGTGATGTGAATTGGATGCGCATCTCAGAGTACGTACCATTTATCAACTTGTTCCACGAGAATTCTGGAGGCTTCTCCACGATGATTTCACCTATCGGCACGTTAGGAGTGACTGCATAGATTCCCGTACTTGGATTTGCATAAATGTTGCTAACATTGCTAGAGTTCAAGATGAGTGTCGGAGCCGGTTGAACCTGAGGACTCGTAATAGACGTGTAAGAATCTGTGTCTGGGTATGCAGTGCCTAAATTGCGAGCAGAGATGAATGTAGAAGCAAATCCAATGATTTGATTGAAATTTGCTGGAGTAGCCACCTGTGGCTTAAACGTCTGTGCAGGAAACACAACTCCCGCCGGATTCGTGTAGCCCACTGGAAGAGCAGTAGGGAACTGATACGTGTTCAACTGTATCGCGTACAAGTTCGGATTCACCACGAGATTGAAGTAATAGACATTCTGTCCAGATGCATTCACTATATAATGCGAATTCGCTATCATCACGTACTGGCAATAAGAATTGATATCAGCTAGCTCATATAGACCATCAGGGATGGTGATGGTGTAGGTTGTCTGCACGTTGCCCGCGTTCTCCCACGTATAGGTAAGCACATTGTTGCCATAAAGTCCTAGGTCAATGTTTCGCCACGAGTAAAACATGCTTAGAGACGACATTGCTATCTCGTGGTTTGGAAAGGCGACTGTATTGGGAAATTTATAGACCAGAGTCGTATTGTTGGTTCCAGCAACGATGTTGTTACGAGTAAAAATGATGTTTGAAGTGCTCATGTATATCTTCTAAAGAGAAAATCGCCTAGCGTTTAAATGCTTTCGTCTTAAGCAAACCTGCTCCCTCCATTTTTGGCAACGGTTTTGGCATATTCATTGACGAGGGAATTTGTGAGCCACCAAAGAAGAACTCGGGTGTATTGCTAGACATCTGTTTCTTAGAGGTTGTCACTGGTGTAAAAAGCACTGGGTTGTATCCTGAGTTCATTATACACTAGACGTGGATTTAAATTTAAGGAAAGTGCGAATGAGGGGTTAAAATCCAAGCGCAACCAAGTCCAATAGAATGTCGTGGCCTTCGCGCCGAACGATTTGTCCATCACTCATCAGACGTAGCAGTAACGTTTTAAACTTCTTAATCAACTCTGGTGAATTGTTACCAGAGAGTATTTCGCCCTTGGCAATGGTGAATTCATTGAAGTCTCGTTCCTGCTTGTTCTTCAACGTGCTTTTCGGTAGTGACTCAAGTCCCTCTGCATGTGACATCTTAAAAATCTTATACATCACATCTTTATCACCATCACTCATCTCACCCAACTCGTCGTGAGACGGAAAACCACGTCCGCTCACAATCTTGTTAATCATTTTCCCTAGTTTGGGCGAGATGGTCATTGATGGAAGTCCCATAATTTGGCCCCCTTTTACCGTACGCATAATCAATTTGTTATCTCTTAGGCTGTGCTTATTGACTAGGTAGCGACCTATTTTAGCGTATGTCTTTTCTTCTGGGATGATTGGAATGTCTTCCACTGTTTCAGGAGATACCGTAAGCGTTGGTTTCATAAACCCTCCCGCACCGAACGAGATGCGCTTGCCTTTCCCCTTGTGTGCGATTTGCTCCACTTTGGAGCGAAGCGGTAAAGTGGATTCAGAGATTGACATCTTCATTGAATTTTTAGGAGCTTTCATAATTCCATAGCCTTCCACTTGATGCTTTTTCAACATTTTCCCATTCATCTCGTACATGTCTCGGTACATCGCATCGCTAACGGGTTTCTTTGATTGAAAGATTTGTGCGAGTCTTTCCATATCCGTCTTACCAAGTTTGCTCTCAAAATCCGATTTGCTCATCAGTTCAATCATATAGTCCTTGATGGACTCAGGCGGTTGTTTTCGTAGAGTGTCTTGTGAAGCGAGACGGACTACTGGTTCTACCCTTGGTTGCTCTTGTTTTGCAGATGCAGATGCAGGCTCTTCTTTCAACTTAGCAATCATTCCCTGTACGCCTTGTTCTGCCTTGCTCTGCTTGCGAGCAACAACCGGTCTTGGTAATTGAGAGATTTCTTCTTCAATCTGGGAGAACGACTTGCCTTTGGGCTGTTTGGTTAGTTTGGAAAGTATTTCAACTTCTTCTTCTTGAGGTGCCCTCAACATGCTCTGCGCAGTGTTGTAAGAGGTAAATTCTTCACGGTTACCCTTCTTTCTCAACTTTTTCTCTGCCTTGGCTACCGCACGTTCATTAACTGCTTGATTAGCATCATCCATTGCTTCAATCAATCTTCCAAAAACCATATCTATCACTGGTTCAGCAGTTGGTCCCTTACGTAGTTGTCTATCAAGGATTGCCATATCTTCAGCACCTAGTGGGTCTAGGTCACCATCATCACGAAGTTTCTTCATGTAATCCACTTTTTGGTCATAGGTCAAGTTATTTTGAAACTCATCTGACGTTAAAAACTCATTCATGTCATACACTGGTGGTTGCACGATGCTAGCCAGTTGTTCTTGACGAGTTCGTTCCTTTCCTTTCTGCTCTTTATACGCTTGCAAATTAGCCGGCAAGATGTCCTCTGAAAGATTCACTGCTTCATTCCAGCCATTTTGCTTTCCCAAAGTAATGACTGCTTCTAGTGCTTCTCTAGTCAGTTTGCGGAGTGTGTTGGCAGGGATTGGTTCGCCCATAGAGACGCCCTTCATACGAATATAATCTCGCAACACGCTTGACTGGAACTGAGCAAGCCCTGCAATGTCATCTACATCTAAGTCTTCTATTTGAATTGCTTTCATCATTGCCTGTTCGCTTGGCATCTGAGCAGTGCCCTTTGGTACTTGGAGCGATTTATACTTGCTGACTTTCTCAATGCGTGACTGAATTTCATTTGCCGATTTTGATTGAGCGATACCTTGCGCAACAGCAAGAGCATCTCTGTCGTGTGCTGTTAAAACGATGTTATTCAAAATCTGTTCTAACACGCTCTTCGCAACTGATGGATTTGATGCCTGTTGTAGTTGTTGTGTCAATGCTTGCACTGTCGCACCAGTGGTGATGCTGGACATTCCATCGTTAAAT